ATCGAAGACGCACTACTATGACGCAAATCGAAATGTTCCCTGACGCAACAAACGTCGACGCTGTACTCAACGAACGCGGTAGCCGCTACGGCAAGTTCATTGACGTATCCATGGCTACGGTCGCTATTCAAGAGGCTGTGTATGACAACATGCAAGCCGACAAACTGAGTTCGGTGGCACCGGACCAAAGCGTTGCAATCGACATGATCTGCCACAAGCTCGCTCGCATCGCTGTAGGTGACGCTGACTACGTCGACAACTGGGTAGACATCGCGGGCTACGCCACGCTGGTAGCCGATCGACTGCAAGGTAAGGTGCGGTAATGGCAACGCCCGAACTGTGGTAAAGTAACTACTCCTGAACTACGGAGAAGGTTATGACCCCAGAAACCCGAGCGGTTTGGATGGCAGCACGTACTACGCACGGTGCCTACCTTGGCGGCAAGGAGGTCCCGGAACATTATGTGTGGCGAACCATGATTGCGCGATGTACAAACCCAAAAAGCGCATCGTACTTGTACTACGGCGGTCGCGGCATAAAAGTATGTAAGCGATGGCAACGGTACGAGCTGTTTCTGGCAGACATGGGCCCTCGGCCAAGCCCTGAGTACAGCTTAGAGCGCAAGAACACACAACGTGGGTACATGCCAAGCAATTGTCGATGGGCTACACGAAGTGAGCAGCAAAAGAACAAGACCACGACCCGTTGGTTCTCTAACGGAAAATTTACGGGCACCCTCGTCGAGTGTGCAGCTCACATTGGAATTAGCAAAGCGCTTGCCCTATGGCGCTGGAAGACATGGGGCTCATTTGAGAAGGACATATCATGGCAGCAACTCCAGAAAGCCTTGTAAAGAAAAAAATTCATGCGCTGCTCAAGAAGCACAAGGCGTATGCAGTCAACTACATTGGCGGTATCTCTGCCAACAACGGCACGCCGGACATCCTTGCGTGCCTCAACGGACGGTTCATCGGCATCGAAGCGAAGGCTGGTAAGAACAAGCCGACCGACCTGCAAACTCTTAACCTTAAAAGAATTGACGAAGCTGGTGGTCTGGCACTGGTCATCAACGAAGAGAACCTCAACCAACTGGAGTTCATCCTTGAAGCCGAACACCCCCGATCCAATTACCAGCTTTTTGCAAGACCACTCACCGAAGCTGACGCCGGAGCAGGAGCGCCGGTTAAACGCAAACCTAAGGAGGCGTGAACGCTATGCCAAAAAGAACAACCTCAAATGGGCCCCGGCAGATGGACTGCTCGGACGGAGCCAAGATGCTGATCGAACAGATGAAGGAACACCCTGAAGAATTTCGCGGGTACGCTGGGAAGTTCACCAGCATGCTGGATATGGCCCGCGAAGCCGCGCAGGGGCTGTCCCGAAGTGTAAAGATGTCCACGCGGGATGCAGAGGCTATCCTGACCGCTGCTGAAACGCACCTCTACGAAGTGTGGCTGGCCGAGGATGTGCTGACAAGTATCATGCAGCCGAAGGAAGTAGAGAAATCCATGACGGCGACCTTTGCCCACCGCGCAGTAGGCAAGTCGGTGCTCGGGCAGGGGACTATACAGCCCGGCGGCTTTTACGAGAACAACACCCTCAACGCCCAGCAGTACGATCATCAGATGACTCGCATGATGGAGGAGAAGTACAGGTTGGAGCAGCGACGTGCACAAGATTACGAATACGCGCAGCGCAACACAAAACCTTTTAAGGACTTCCTGTGAAGATCGTCACGTTCGATGCGGAGACGTACTACGACCGCGAGTACAGCTTGAGCAAGATCACCACTGAGGACTACGTGCGTTCGCCGCAGTTCGAGCTGATTGGTTTTGCCATCAAGACCAACGCCGGCCCCACCCAGTGGGTGCCCAAGCCTGAGTGCGAGGCGTTCCTCAAGTCCTTCGATTGGTCTGATGCGATGGTTGTGTGCCAGAACACTGCGTTCGATGGTGCAATCCTCGACTGGCGGTACGGTGTCAAGCCGCAGGTGTGGGCGGATACGCTGGGCATGTCGCGTGCTCTGTACCCGCACGACAAGGCACACAGCCTCAAGGCGCAAGCCGAACGCATGGGTGTGGGTGTCAAGGGCGAGGAAGTGCTGAACGCCATCGGCAAACGCTACGCTGACTTCTACGACGCAGAGTTGGCACGGTACGCCGCGTACTGTATCAACGACGTGGAGCTGACCTACGACATCTTCATGAAGTACATGGGCATGGGTTTCCCCAAGCAGGAACTGAAGCTGATCGACCTGACACTGCGCATGTTCATCGAGCCTGTGCTGGAGCTGGACCCTGCGAAGCTGCGGGACCACTTGGAGGCCGTCAAGGAGAACAAGCTGGCCCTGCTCGAAACCGTGCGGGACAACATGCTGAAAGACGCTGACCCGGACTACGTGCATGCGATCTACACCGAAGGCATGGACGGCATCAAGAAGCTGCTCATGTCAAACGACAAGTTCGCGTTGGCTCTGCAGTCACTGGGCGTATCGCCCCCAACCAAGGTAAGCCTTGCCACCAAGAAGACGGCATGGGCATTTGCCAAAACTGACGAAGCGTTCAAGGCGCTGGAAGAGCACGAAGATGAAAGAGTTCAAGCACTGGTGGCTGCCCGACTCGGGAATAAAACCACACTGGAGGAAACTCGTACGCAGCGTTTTATTGGGATGGCTACTCGCGGCAAGTTTCCGGTTCCTCTGCGTTACTACGGTGCTCATTCTGGTCGTTGGTCTGGCCAAGACTCTGTAAACCTGCAGAACCTGCCATCACGCGGCTCGAACGCTGGCAAGATCAAGAAGGCCATCCTTGCGCCCGATGGGTACGTGGTGATCGACTGTGACTCCGCGCAGATCGAAGCGCGTGTGCTGGCGTGGCTGGCTGGGCAGGATGATTTGGTGCAAGCGTTTAGGGACAAGCAAGATGTATACAAACTCATGGCGACGAAAATTTACGGTATCGCGCTTGACGGCGTCGACAAGACACAGCGTCAGGTTGGCAAGACTGTTGTTCTTGGAGCTGGTTACGGCGTCGGCCACGTCAAGCTACAACTGTTCCTTAAAACCCAAGCGGGCGTTGAAGTTACGCTTGAGGAAGCCAAGCGGATTATTGACACCTACCGTAGCGCCTCCTACAAGATTGCCGACTTCTGGCGCAACGCGGGCGAGGCGCTCACGGCGCTGACCTTGGGCCAGTCCATGCAGGTCGATGCGATCGGTTTGATTAAGGCCATCCCCGGCAAGGGTTTGACACTGCCGAATGGTCTGCACATCCAGTACCCCGGCCTGCGCGCGATCAGCAACGAGGAGACTGGCAAGCGAGAGCTGGTCTATTACTCCAAGGGTCTGCCTGTCCGCATCTACGGCGGGAAGGTCGTGGAGAACATCTGCCAAGCTGTGGCCCGTCAGGTTGTGGCTGAGCAGATGCTGCGTGTGTCCAAACGGTACAAGGTCGTGCTGACGGTGCATGACGCCGTGGCGATCATTGCCAAGAAGGAAGAAGCCCCCGAGGCCCAAGCCTATCTGGAGGAGTGCATGAGCTGGAACCCCAAATGGGCAGTGGGCTTGCCTCTGGCATGTGAATCTGGTGTGGGAGCGAGCTATGGCGACTGCTGACGAAAAACGAGACCCGCGTTACGGCCGTGTGAACACCGGGGACACCCTCCCATATGGCACGCTGGCGGGGGCCAGTTGGCCCTTGCGCAAGGCCTACTACTACGAGGGCTACCCCAAAGACACGGACTTGCCCGAGCTGCCGGTATGGGAGCCAGAGCCAGTGGAAGTGGACTTAGACGATATGGTGTTTAAGCGCGAGCTGGCCGCGTTGATTGCAAAAGTGTTTGACGAGCTGCTAACTCCCCGAGAAGCTAAGGTCGTGTGCATGCGGTTTGGGGTGGGCTGCGAAGAGATGACACTGGAGGAAGTGGGTTACCAATTCAACGTAACTCGTGAGCGCATCCGCCAGATCGAACTCTCTGCCCTGCGAAAATTAAGCCACCCTTTAAGATGCCCCGAGCTGTATGCGCTCCGCAAGCCGCTCCGACGCTGGTAAACTGGGGGTCCAAACAAACCTCCGGTTCATTTCTATGGCACTCGCACATTCCTATTCGTCCGTCAAAGACTACGAGGGCTGCGCCCGTCGTTATCACGAAGTTCGTATCCTCAAAAAATTCAAGTCACAAGACACCCAAGCAACCCTTTATGGAACAGCAGTACACAAAGCCTTTGAAGACTACATCAAAGACGGCATCCCATTACCCGAGCAATTCGCACAGTTCGCGCACTTCGTTGAGCCCCTTGCCGCACACGACGGCGAAATCCGGTGCGAAGACCGTATGGCGATCCGAGTTGACTTTAGCCCGTGTGGCTTTTTTGACAAGGATGTATGGTTCCGGGGCATCCCCGACTACCTCGCCATCAGCAGGTCAGGCAAGACAGCCCGCGTAGCCGACTACAAGACCGGCAAGTCCAGCCGATACGCCGACACCGCGCAGCTTGAACTCATGGCTGCAATGGTCATGCTGCATCACCCAACAGTCGAGAAGGTCAAGGGCGCCTTGCTGTTCGTGGTGGTTGGCGACATCATCAAGTCTGAGTACACTCGTGCTCAGCTCCCCGAGATTCTGTCCAAGTGGGCAGGCAGAGCCGGGGCTATCGAGAAGGCCGTTGACGTGGATGTGTGGAACCCCCGCAGTTCAGCCCTTTGCAAATTCTGCCCTGTCTCTTCATGTGAGTACCATCATGGCTAAACCACGCGATTACGCTGCCGAGTACAAAAACTACCAAGGCACCCCCGCCCAGCTCAAGGCCCAGTC